CCACATTAATGATAAAATTCCTCAAGGTGCCGCCAAATGAAGTGCCAATATAGCCCGACATGATTGTGTGCGGGCCCGCCCCTTCAATGATGGTGTCGCCTCGCGCACTTTCCTCCCGTATCTCATCAACCACAACATCAGGATTGGTCGGCCCGATGACCCGAAATGCCATCATAGCATTAGGGTCAGAAAACTTGCGCAAAATTTCGTTCAAGATCGGGTCTCGATAGGCCTCAGGGAACACCATAGACTTCACGACTCCCTCAATTGCGAAAAGGTCTTCACGCTGCCTGGAGTCGAACTTCGAAAAATCGGCGTCTTGGGCGTACTGGAAGCCGTTGATGCTCAACCAGCGGGTGATGTCGAGCCCCAACTCGACTGGGTTCCCACCACAGGCGTAGAAGAAACGCCGGAACACGGGAGATGGTGAGTTGGGCCCGAAGAAATCATGACACCACCTGGTAATTTTATGCACGACGACAATCTCTGTGGTTGCGAGGCGGAGCGACGAATACTCAGCAATGATGCGCGCTGAAGTGAGAAAATCCAGCAGGCACACATCACTGTGAAGCGGGGGCAAGTTGGACAGCTCAGGGCACTCAGTGCGACACGTGCCACCGAAGTCCTGGGTTTGCTCAACCCCCGCCTTGTTCTCGTTCTTTGGAAACAGGCGTGTCTTGACATCTCTTGGCACAAGGTAATGTCCTTCTTTGAGCATCGCCAAGTAGGCATTTTTGTAGCGCGTTGCCTTGCTTGGTTCCATGTTGTCGAGGGCAGCCCACAATTCGCGCGTGAACGCCCCCGTTCCGAAATCCGGAAAGTGCAGTTTGGTGACCCCATACCGCTTGATCTCAATGTCCATGAGCCTCGCAAACGCTTTAGACACGTCCCCAATGTACTGCGACCACAATGGTGTAAACTCAGGCGTCTTGTCAGTACACATACGGGAGGCAATGGATGCGAGGTATCCCTCGAGGCTTGGCGTATGGACAGTTGGCATCAAATACGGCAACGCGATGCCGATGTGGACCGCGCCCTTGCGGGTCGGAAAGTCCACGTAGTGCTTGACCTCACATCGGTAAGCCGGGTCAATCGCAGTTGGGCGACGGCAATAGCCCCGTGACGTTGGCAGCATGTAGGGGTAGGGGCAAACTTGCACCCTATCCCCAAGCAGAGATTGGCGCTGCTTCTCCCAGGGGTAGTCGAAAATGGTTGCTTTCATTTGGGCACAACGACGCATGCTGTCAACGATTGCCTCGACAAGTGGATGCGGCGGCACATAACCCCCAGTTGCCAGCCGCGTTGGACACCGCGAACAAGCACCATTGGGTCCCTTCCAAGCAGAACAAGTGGGACACCGAATACGGTTGATGCACTTCCCGCACATTCCACGGCCGGGCAATGCATTCATACCGCAAGTGCAACGGCCTGCCAGAGTGGCCCTCTTCCAAATCCAATTAGCCCCGTGTGTCGCAGTGGACGTAGTGTAATATTGGACCGTATGATGCGCTCGTCCTGTACACTTGACCAAACGATGGAAAGTGGAACTGTTTTGATACGCTGTTGAAACGCGTTGTGCGGCAATCGTACTGCCCACAGCAGTGCCGTATTCCATGGCGTGCTCCGACCTGGCGCACGCAGCGGACCCCGCTAACATGGCTGAAGGCACGACGCGGGGCTCGAACGCTGGATTGCGATACGCGACAAGTTCCAGTCCCGTGGGCGCGAAGTTACAAAATGTTTGTCCATTGGGATGAAAGTACAAATTGGTGAGCCCAAGGCCACTCTGCATACAAACACATGAACCAATCGAAGAGACTGGATAGGGGTCAAAGGTTGTGACGTCGGACTCGAGGCGCCCATCAGCGGTATCTAAACCGCGCCTCAACGTCACGGTGTAAACGGTGGCCCCATTTTCGTCAACACTCGTGCGACAAGTGGTGCAACACATGCGATGATGGGGTCGACTGACCGCAGCGAGGACCTCAATGTGGGTCGTCGTCCAAGGGGTTAACAGGACGAAATCTTTCCAAGCACGGACAACAGCCACGTGTGAAACGGGATAGGCCATGGACCCACAACCCTCAGTGCGTTGGACATTGTACCCTCGCCGCGTCACCAAATGTGAGGCGCCAATCGCATGGCGAGCGAAGAAGGACACCTTACTCAAAAGCCAATCGACAAG